TCCGGCTGAATAGTAGTATTGTGTACACCATGTTTATACATAATACCTTGTATTTCCTCATAAATTTCGTAAAAATTACCATCATTATGTAATAGAACGTGAATAGTACCTATGATACGAGCGTCAGTTAATTGCCAAACATGTAGATGATGACATCCTTCTACACCATTAATACCAGTAATTTCTTCCTTCATTTCTTTAATATTTTAATTTACCAGATTTCAACAAAAGTTTAGTCAATTCAAAATTCTCACTATATAATGCATTTCTAAATGCTTTATTTTGACATATAGAAGGATTAACATATGGTAACAACAGTTCTACATAGTTTAACTTATTAAATTCACATGCATATAAAAATAGTGTGTGTTTATCTCTTAAATTGAGATTTTTCAGATACTCATCTTTATTATTTTCATAAGTTTGATGCATACCTTTACACAATAAATTCAATTTTAAGAGATCTATTTCAGCTTCCGCGAATATTTTACATATATATGGACCAATCATAATTTATACCTAATATTTATAAAATTGTTAAAAATTAATTCATTTTTTTATAATTATAATGCATATATTCCATCTCAAAGCTCTAAAATTGTCTAACTGAAACGATTCAAAATATCCTCAGAGGGTATGTGCTATATAGCACATAATGGTTTCTTCACATATTAACTAAACAACTACAAACTTATGAAATGGGCTAAATACATTGTCTCAATATGTATCTCATAAGGACAATTTTTAATAAAAAATACGTCGCGAGCAAATACTGAGACAATTATATAAATTAATTTATAAAAATTTAACCATCATTTTTTTACACTACTATTTCATGCTTTGGATGAATACTTTTATCACAATTTATACTATTTTTACCATCTTCATCACATATTTCCGGCTGAATAGTAGTATTGTGTACACCATGTTTATACATAATACCTTGTATTTCCTCATAAATTTCGTAAAAATTACCATCATTATGTAATAGAACGTGAATAGTACCTATGATACGAGCGTCATTTAATTGCCAAACATGTAGATGATGACATCCTTCTACACCATTAATATCAGCAATTTCTTCCTTCATTTCTTTAATATTTATATGTTTAGGTACTTTTTGCAATAAAATATGAATACATTGTTTAACTAATGGTATTGCGTTATATAAAATTAGAAATACAATAATTATACTTGCAATTGGATCAGCCAAAAACCTATATTCACTATCCACAAATTTAATTATCAACCCACTCACTATAACAGCAATTGATCCTAAAATATCACCTATCATATGTAACATTAAAGCTTTAATATTCAAATTTTGTCCGTGACTATGTCCCGAATGACTATGTCCCGAATGACTATGTCCTTCTCCAGAATGACCAGCTGTTAAAAATACTACTACTCCAATAATATTAACGAATAATCCTAAACTACCAACAATTAGTAATAAATCAACTTCATTACCTAAAGTATCACCAATTTCAGAATATTCTCTGAATTTATGAATAGATTCTAAGATAATGAATAAACATGATGATATTAAAAATACACCATTCATTAAAGCACCAATAATTTCAGCTCTCAACCAACCAAATGTAGCCTTATCAGTAGCATCACGATTAGTTAAAATTACACAATAAAATGCAATAATTAATGCTAATAAATCTGACATCATATGGAATGCATCAGCTTGTAGTGCTAAAGATTCAATAAGAATACCGGTTATTAATTCTACAAAGAAAAAAGAACCAATCAACATAATCATAGTAATGAAGCGCCAATATGAAGATAATTTAATTGATTTAGCTATATTAGATGGGATTTCATCCAATAATTTAATCTCCCCGTGGTCATCACAATGATCATTATGTATATGATGAAGACGATTTCCTACGATATAATCATAATGATCTAAATGTGGTACTTTTTCATATCCTTTGTGACTATGATTATTGCAAATTTTTTTGCATTTACTCACAGTATGATCTAAATTATGTTCTAAAAACTCATCATTTTTATGATCATAACATTTTAGTTTATTTTTATATATATATCCATAATGGTCATCATGCTCTATTAAAAGTCCATTTGTAAATTTATTATTGCTCATTATAATGTTATATATAATTTGTCTTTAAGCCTTAATAATATAAAAAATGATCATTTTTTATTATAAAATATTTGTATAAAATAAGATGGTATATATTATTCATAAATTAATTATTCAAGAAGTTTTTAATGATAATATATATAATATTGGTAAATTAGCTTGTGCATCTACTCAAATGTATCAAACAATTAAGCATATTGTAGAAAAAGAAGATAATTTGTTATCTAAAAAATTAAAAATTTTAATAAATTATAGTAAATATCCAAATAAAGGTATGGAAATTTCTACATCATATAATTATCAAGACCTAATAGATTTTTACATCAAAATTGGTGCTAATTTATGGAATATTGGTATTAAAAGTGCGGCTGAAGCTGGATATATTGATTTAATAAATTTCTTTCTTACAAAAATAGCAGAAGAAAAAATGCAAATGTTTACAATTTTTAATTGTGAAAGAGATATTGATATTACTGCTACTAATATATTAAAAAATGATAATTATCTATTAAATATGGGGCTATTATATGGTGCTAAAGGTGGTCATTTACATATTGTTAAATTTTTTATAGAAAATGGAGCAGATGATTTATCATATGCACATTATGCTGCAACTAAAAGTGATAATCAAATAGTGATTGAATATTTAGACGAAAAACTGAAGTTGAATACTATATAAAAATTTATATTGTATTATAATATATAGATAATGGTCCTTATAGCATTAGCAGAAATTGCAGTCGAAACCAGTTGGTGGGCATTAAAACAATCATATAATTTAGGTTATTATATGGTATATGGTAGTTCAGAATCTAAAGAAGATAAAATATTAAATCATATAGAGGAATTAAGAAAAATTAATGAGTTAGAAAGAATAGAATTAAATGAAATTAGGGCTGAAAATAGAATTATGCGTGAAATATATAAAAGAATGATTGAAAGTGGTGAAATTATTACAATTGATAACAAAAATAACAAAAATAAAAATATAACAAAAAATAGCGATGATAAATATAAAAGAAGATCTTTATTTGATAATGAGGATGATATTAAAATGTTAACATATAATATTCCTTCCAATGATGAAGATTCTCATAATAATCAAGATAGTGAAAATATTTTAGATATGGATTTTGATAGTATGGATTTTGATAGTATAGATGTGATTAATCAGGATAATAATGGTGAAGAAGAGGATAATAATGGTGAAGAAGAGGATAATAATGGTGAAGAAGAGGATAATAATGGTGAAGAAGAGGATAATAATGGTGAAGAAGAGGATAATTCATTAAATCAAAAACAGGATGAGTTTATTTATAATTATTACAAGAATATTTTGAATAAATAATTTTTATTTTGTCTTTATAAAATAAAAATCTACATAATTTTTATAAACAATGGTTGCTAATAAAAGCCCTGTAAAGCGTTATCTTGTAACTAAAAATAAAACAAGTCCAAGAAAAATTGGTGGTAAGAAACATAGTCCATTAAAATCTCTTAAAAAAAGTATAAAAAAATCTAAAAAACGTATCAAAAAAAGTATAAAAAAATCTAAAAAATCAGCTCATAAAATAATCAAACATGGTGGTAAACCGTTATCAAAAAATCAAACATATAAATTAGCCGAAATATTAACTAACACTTCTAATAAAAGTTGTAAAAAAGGTCAAATTGTTAGAAAAGGATATATTACCAAAAGAGGTGCCGTTGTTGGTGCTACATGTATTAAAGATTTAGGTAAACCTGGTAAATATAGCCCTAAAAAAGGTGAAAAATCTATTGTTTTGGCTAATAATGATCTTGGTAAATATGGATATACTAATATTAAAAATAAAACAGCTACACAAAGAAGAGCGGCACTTAAAAAAGCAACCGTAGTAGATGGATACTTAAAAGTTATGAGAAAAGTTAATGCGCTCAGTGTTTTAACAAGATATACAGATCCAATATTTTCAAACAGGACAAGAATGGATGTAGAGTGGTTGAAGAAAACATATGGTAAAAAATAAAAAAGTGACAGCTATATTTGTAATATAATTAAATATAATTTTGAGATTCCTTTATTGGGCGCGGAGGAGAAGGAACAAAACAACAAAACAAATATTTATTCAGGAATTATTTTCAATTTGCCCATTATATTTGTTTTTCGAGAAACCACATAAATTTTTTTTCTTAAATTTTTTTTCTTGTTCTATTGCATCGTCTGAAATATGCACTTATAAACTTATAAAAAACAACGTACTTTTCAAACTTTAGATTATGTTAAAAATATGCACATCAAAAACCATTTTTTTACACATAAAATATCTATTTATGATGCCTTCAAATTATTAGACAATTTTATTGATGTAAGTGATCCTGATATTAATCTACCCAATTTACATCATCTTCTACAAACAGCTGAGGCGATCCGAAAAGATGGGCACCCCGATTGGTTACAATTAGTTGGACTTATTCACGATTTAGGTAAACTAATTTATATTAAAGGTTGTGATCAAGATGGTACCAGTGTCAAAGAACAATAGGGTATTGTGGGTGATACTTTTATAGTAGGTTGCAAATTACCAGAAAATATAGTTTATCCTGAATTTAATAAATTACATCCAGATATGAATGATAATAGATATAATACAGAATATGGAATTTATCAACCTAATTGTGGTTTAGATAATTGTTATATGGCATATGGTCATGACGAATATATGTATCAAGTATTAAAGTATAATCAGACTAAATTGCCAGAAGAAGCACTTTATATTATAAGATATCATTCTTTATATCCGTGGCATAAATATAAAGAATATATTCATTTAATGGATCTTAAAGATATAAGAGGTTTAGAATGGGTAAAATTATTTAATAAATATGATCTTTATAGTAAAGAAAATTTGGAAGTTGATATAAATAAATTAATGGAATATTATAAACCAATTATTCAAAAATATTTAGGAGAATACCTGTATTTTTATTAAACTTAAACATAAATTAAGCTTAATAAAATTCTTTCAATATTTCATTTGCTGATTTTCTATTTTTAGGATCAAATACAACCATTGAATCAAATAATTTTAATAATTCATTATCCCATTTATTCATGTCAAATTTCATATTAAATTTATTATCATTATTATGATGCAAAATTGTACTAATATATTTTTTAGTAGATGTAGGTATTAAATGCAAACACTCTATCATTAAATATATCATGATACCTAAAGACCATATATCTGATAAACCAGTTAATTTATTACCATATCTTATATCATTGTATTTAAAAAATATAATTTCAGGCGCAGCATATCCGAAAGTACACCCAACATTATATAGATTAGAATCAATTTTATTGATTAATGTATAATCAAATAATTTTATAGAACCATTAATAAGTACGCGAATATTTTCTGGTTTAACATCACAATGGACAATACCATTATTATGTAAATAATTTAATGCTTTTAATAATTTTTTTATAGTATATTTAATACACATATTACTTTCTAATGATAATTGACTATTATATTTATCATTAGTTTCAATTACTTCTTCACTGTTATAAACTGGTTCTGCTAATCCATTATTATCAACAATAATATCGAATAAATCTTTACCATCTAAATATTCTAATACAATATTAAAGGTATTATCAATAATAAAGTAATCATAAATATGTGTAAGATTTTTATGTCCTTGAGTAATTGTAATAAGTTCATTATTATAAATTTGTAAAGCTTTATCAAAAAATCTTTTTTTTATTTTTTTAATTACAATAGATTCATCTTCATTAGATTTATATACTTTTCCAAAAGATCCTTTTCCAATATATTTATTTTTATTTGGTGTATATTTTTTATACATTAACTTATTATAATGTTATAATGTTATAATTTTTTTATATTTATTTTTATATTTATATTTATAATTATACTTAAAAATTTTTTATTATTATTAATTATTGATAACTTTATTTAAAATTATGGAAATAATAACTCACGATATTTCAGATAAATGTGGTGTTTTTGCTATTATTGATCATGTTAATATTTATCAAAATATTATTACTGGATTAAACTTTCTTCAACATAGAGGACAAGAAAGTGCAGGAATTAGTTATATTGAAGATAGAGATATTAAAACTTATAAAAATTTAGGATTAGTTAACGATGTATTTAAAAATTTTAAAGCAAATACTACTACTTGTATTGGACATGTTAGATATTCTACAAGAAAAAAAACTTCTATTGAAAATAAAATTAAGGAATCTCATCCAATTGAAGGATTTTTTAATAAATCGGATAATTCTAATAAATTTGCATTAGCACATAATGGAAATATACCAAATATTAAAAAATTAAAAGAAATGTATAATATTTTAGATAATACTGAATCAGATACTTTAATTATAGTTAAAATTATTGAGAAATTAAGTCAAAAATATGAAAATATGACAGATATCTTAATAGATATTATTCACAAAATACAAGGAGCATATTCTTTTGTTATTTTGTTTAATAATGAAATATATGCAATGAGAGATGCATATGGTTTTAAACCATTATGTATTGGAAAAATAGAAAATGGTGGTTATTGTATATCATCTGAATCTATTGCTCTTCAAAATTATAAATTAATAAGAGATATTAAACCTGGTGAAATTATTAAAATAGATAAAAGACTTGTTGTAGAATCTATATATCAAAGAATAATTGCTAAGACATCTTTTTGCAGTTTTGAATATATCTATTTTATGAAAAATGATTCATATAATAATAATAAAAGAGTTAAAAATTTAAGATATCAACTTGGTTTTGAATTAGGTCTTCAAGAAAAAAATATACTTCGCACTGCTGTTGTTATCTGTATCCCTAATACTGCTATTGCTTCCGCAAAAGGTTTTGCCAATGCTGTTAATTTAGAATATCATGATTATATAATTAAAAATAAAGGATCTAATAGAACTTTTATTTTACCAACTAATGAAGAAAGAATTAAAGCTTGTAATAATAAATTTAATTATAGTCCTTTATTAAAAGATCTTAATGTATATATTATTGATGATTCTATCGTAAGAGGTAACACCTTAAAAACAATTGTTAAACAACTTAAAGATGTTGGTGTGAGACAGATACATTTACGTATTACATCTCCACCTGTAATTAGTGAGTGTTATTATGGTATTGATATACCAACTAAAGAAGAATTAATTGCTTATAATAAAAATAATGTTGAAATGAGAAATGATTTTGAAGTAGAATCTTTGAAATATATTGATATTAAAAGTATGAAGAAGATATTTGATGATAATATTTGTACATCGTGTTTTGATGGAAAATATAATAAAAAGTTGATAGATTGGTAAGCTTTTATTGTTAGATAAATCTGACAGTAAAAGATTGATCAAATAAAATAAAAATAAAAGAAATAAAAATAAAAGAAATAAAAAATAATTAAGATAATCTTTTTACATTCCCAATTACATTATCCATTTTTCTCCCATCATTCTTTACATAAACCAACATTCCAATCCCACAATTGAAAGTACGTCGCATCTCTTCTTCACTAATTTTACCACATTCCTGTAAATATTTAAAACATCTTGACATCTCCACCTCTTCTAAATCCATTTTTAATCCATCTGGAATAACACGTTCTGAATTATCTTCCCATCCACCACCTGTAATATGACACATACCGTGAATTTCATAACCATCTTCTAACATATTCATTATTTCATGATAATAACATCTATGTGTTGCACATAATTCATTCATAATATCTTTTGGTGTGTTTTCATCAACTAATTTACGAATTAATGAATAACCATTTGTATGAGGTCCACTGGATGACAAACCTATCACCAAATCTCCTTCTTGAATCTGTTCTTTTCCATTAATTATTTTATCTTTCTCCACTATTCCCACAATAGTACCTACAATATCACACGCACCTTCTTGATAAACATCTGGCATTTCAGCTGTTTCTCCTCCAATTAAAACACATCCAACTTCTTTACATGCTTCACTTAAACCTTTGACAAAATATTGAACATATTCAGCTTTAATTTTACTACTTGCATAATAATCCAAAAAGAATAATGGTTTCGCACCTTTCACTAAAATATCATTCACACTATGACTCACTAAATCTCGCCCCAACATCTCATACCCTTTTTCCGGACCATATTGTTGTAAAACTAATAAACTTTTAGTCCCAACACCATCTGTCGATGTAACCAAAATTTGATTATTATTTAATTGATAAAGTCCTGCAAAATCACCAAATTTACTAATTACATTATAATTAAATGTTGATTCTACATCAGATTTAATTTTTTTAATAACTTTATTACCCTCATCTATATCAACACCCGCATCTTTATATTCCATTTTATTAATATGTTTCTTATTAGATATATATTTTCCAATATCTGTTCTTGAAAATAATGGACCTGTAATATATTTAATTTCATGATCTACTATGTGAACAGCATCCATCATATTATTTCCTACACCAATTACAGCTGCTGTTCTGGAACCTAATTCATAATAATAATCTCCATTTTCTACTGACATACTTGCACAAATTAAATTATTTAAATTCATCTTATCATCTATATAAATTTCATGATTTTTAACAGGATTATCTGGATAACCTTTAGGAACTAAATAGCGGCAACATGTAGCTTTTTTCTCAAATTTTACATCAAGAGTATCTAATTCTTGTTTTACCATTGCATTAAATATTTCAGATAAATCTGTATTTAAAATTGAAAGAACATTAATACATTCTGGATCACCAAATCTAACATTATATTCAATTATTTTCATACCATTTTCAGTTTTCATATAACTTCCATACAAGATTCCACAATAAGTGTCTCCAATTTTATCTTGTAATTTTTTAATTACTCTTTCATTCAATATTTCACATTGACTTACATCACCAATGCTTAAAAAAGATAATAAATGATCTTCATAACTTACACTACCCATACTACCTGTATTAGGACCTTGATCACCATTATAAGCTCTTTTATAATCTTGTACTACTGGCATATGTTTAAATGTTTTGCCATCTGTAAAACTCATTAAAGAAAATTCATCACCAATTAATTTCTCCTCAATTACAAATTTCTCATTATTTGACAAAATTTCCTTACAATACTTAAAACCTTCTTCTATATTAAAAATATGATCCCCATAAACTTTCACACCTTTCCCACCATGTAATCCATCCGCTTTAATCACATATGTTCCTAACTTATTCATATAATTAAAATAATCTTCCTCTTTAGAATTTTTATCAAATAACTTATATTTAGGACAATATATACTTAAACCTTCAGATGTCATTAATTCACGTGCAAAACTTTTACTCGTCTCTAACATTGCTAAACCTTTCTTTGGTCCAATACATTTAATACCCGCTTCTTTTAACATATCTACTAATCCTTGTTCTAAATAAGATTCGGGACCAATAATAACAATATCTATTTCATATTTTTTAGAAAATAGCGTGATCAT